CCATCTATTAGTTACCTCCTATAGTATTTCTATTCTTTTTCAAGAATATTACTTCTTTTTCTGTAAATTTCTCTTTTTTCTTTCCTTGATATGAGTCGTTGTAGTAATACCATCTATTGTCATTCTTTTCTTTTTTACCTCGTTTTCCTCATATACTTTATCTTCGAGTTCAGCATCTTCATCCGCTATAGTATTATCAACGACTTCATCATCCTCCATTGTATCCAATTCGGATGTATCATCAGAAAGATGTGTATCGTCAAAATTCCATTCTCTATCTGTCAACTCAAATGGAGGCTCAAAGGCTGCAAGAATTTCTTCCCTTATTCTTTTGCCTTCCATATCAAGAACATTTGGATCAAGGTTATAGATGAAATTTCCCATTTTATCGAGCAAATCATCCATATCAAAGTTTTCTTTCAGACATCTTTTGGGATCTCTCTTACGAAGCCTCTTTTGCTCCCTTGTAAGAAACTCATCAATTCTATCAAGAATAGACATATTCTCCTCCATTTTAAATTATTTATCGGTTTTTCGGTTATTTACAACAGATTGGTTAAAACACACGCGTGGCAATGATTTTGGACTACACAAATTACTTTACAACCTATGATTTTCTCTACTTACTTCCCCCTCAGTGTTTTTATCTTGCCTTCAATTTCATTTTCAAAAATTGTCAATCCCTTTATGATGTGCTTGTAAGCATCGGCTATATTCTCGTATTCGTCCATTTCAAACAGACCATCTCGCCACATTGCTTTGAGGGAATTGAGATTTGTTTCAAATTCTTTATTAGTTTTCCTTACGAAGGAAAGTATATTCATAAGAGCCACAATGGCTCTTGGAATGTCTGCTTCTGTTAGTTGTTTCGATTCTGGAAAAGATATCATACCGGTATAGGTGGGACCCGCTCCAATGTACTTGTTCATTACATCGTATGCCCTGTTCTTGGCTTTTTTCTTTGCCTTAAGAAGCTCGGGTGATTTTTTCTGAAGAAGATCGTCTATTTTTTCCTCTTTTAAATCATTCTTATCCATTATTTTATCCTCTTTTCAATATCAGAAATAACTTGCCAAATTTTTCTGTAATATGCTTCTTGTGCTTCTTTCAAGGAGATTTTTGGCTCTTCAATCACAGACTCGGGTTCTTCAACGACCCTTTTCTGTGGCGGTTCAAAATCCTGGCCTTCATAGATACCATTCACCCAAGATGGATGATTTGACGGGTCTGTGACCATATCCCAAGTGATGAGATAAAAATCCTCATTGACATAACCGTTCTCGTTCACGGAGCCAAGACCACGGGAAGAAATACCCATTCTACCCTCTTTGATAAGAGTCTTTGCAATATTTCCCATTGGTGTATCAAGAACTTTTGACCTACCAATGACATTTGGGCCATCCCATTCCAATTTCTCTGTCAGGATAGCAATTTTATCCGGATTGATCTCTGGATTTGGTGGATGCCCAAGTTCTCCCCAAAGACTCCTGTTTACCAGTCTCTCTTCCAGCTTACTAATTTCTCTCTCAAGAATATGTCTTGAATATATTCTTTTATTGTTGTTCTCTTGATCTGCCGTACTGTAAATTCCAGTAATGTAGAGAGACTTCTCCTTCTTTTCAGACTCCTCCACAATAAATTTAATATCGTGAGAGAGCTCGGTTATAAGCTTCATCTTTTTCTCCTCCCAGTTTTATACATAAAAAATGTGTGAACTAACACAACTTTCTGGCAATATTATATAAATTACTCTTCACCACCAACCGTCTTGAGAATACGAATGGGCGTGGTCTTGATAACATTGATAACCTGTGCAATTCTCTGATTGTTGGGGTACTTTACTACAAGTTCGTGTGCAAGAGACATGGCCTTCGCAAACTTTTCTGGTGTATTTGCCATTGTGAGATAATATTTCAATCTTTTGAGGCCCTGTGTAATACTGCCTGCATCCCTTGTGGGATCATAGGTGCCGGGAACAGATCCTCCTACAGGCGGGTAAAGCTTCTGATCGCCTGCCGAAAATTCCTGTGGCTTTGGCTCATCAAAAACCGCTTCTTTCAAATACATATCAATTTTTTCTTCGATCTTCTTCATTTTTTCTTCTTTTCCTCCGCTAGTTTTTGTACCACTTGCTTTTGTTTTGGTGGTTCGATATCCTTTGTCAAACCAAGTTTACTTTTTAAGTATTCATTCTTGGCCTGTTTAACAACATTCTTAACTATTTCTTTTGCAGAAATAAAATCATCGTTCTCAAAGGAATCCAAAGCTTTTTTAATATCTTTCTCGTCCATAAACACACTCCTTATTTTTTAGCCGCTTTCTCTCTTTCTCTTTCGGCTTTTGCTCTTTCCTGATAACTCTCTATTCTTTTTTGCAGAGACTCAATATGTGCCGTTCCTCTCTTGCGAATCTGCTCTTTCTTGTCAGAATCATCCGTATCTTCAATCGCTTTTCTCATCAATTTACGGGAGTCCCTTATTTGTTTTTGCAAAAGTTGAATAGTATCAGAATAATCTGCTTCTACAAGACTAAGATACTTGTTCATAATTCTGTCAATCTTCATTAGATACACCTCTGATATATTTATAATTATTTATATATTTTTCTACAAGAATTTCTGTATTTCTGTTCCACGGATATTTGTAGGAGGCTTTTTGTAGTCTTTGTTTTTTCTTGGCCTCCTTCTCCGCTGCTTTCTTCTCGGCCCTCGCCGCGGCCCTTTGCTCCGGTGTGGTCAAATATATACGCCTTTTATTGAATCCAGCATTCAAACCTTGTACTCTTGAACCGTATGGCCTCCAGCCTAATTTCCACAGTTTGAGATTTATAGTACCATCTTCGTATGTATTTGTTTCAGAGTGATATTCTCCATTTATATACTCCTGATGATTATGTTCCAACATCTCCAACCCATTTGATGTCTGAAGAACATGAGAAAATGTTATTGCACTCATAAAACAATTCGGACCTGATAATGTATCTGGATCGCCCTTTCTTGCTGGCATACCCAATACCATTCTAGCATTATCATATCCAATGACATCTGATAATTTATCATAGTCCACAAGTTCTCTCATTCTTTTGGTATATATTCTATCCAACTTTTCCCTGGCTGATTCTGATGCCGCCAAAACACCTTTTTTCGCAATAGTTTCAGCCGTCGCTTCTTTATATTCTTTTACCAATTTATAAAATTTATCCATATCCTTTATAGCCTTATCAATGCCGCCGCTATTTTTAAGAATGGCATCAAATTCTTTTCTATCATCAATTATGGAGTCCTTGACACCTATTGTATATCCATTTTCCCCCGGCCGTGATTTCAACAATTCTCTCTTCTTTGGGTCTTTATGATATAGACAATACTTTGAAGCCTCGCCCGGGAATCCATAAGAGCTAAAATCTCCCTTCTTTCCATATTTTATACTAACAGATTGAATTTTTTCTATTTTTGTTCCCTTCCTTGTAATCTTCAGCTTATCGCCTGATGGGAAATTTCCGGCTGATGGAAGATATACTTCTTTCCCCCGTGCAATTTCTGTATCATACAGAGCCATTTCGGCAAAATTTTTCATAACAGATTCAGCCGCGTCTTTATCAATTTCTGATAATTTACAGGCCAAAGTTGCATATGAATCACCTACTGCCTTTTCTGCATCTGCTGATGGTATTGATTTTTCATTATCAACAATTTCTAACATTCTGGTCTTATGTGCTTTGAGTTCTGCAACAAATTCTTTTTTCAATTTCCCAGCTTTAACAAGTTTTTCAGAGGCTTCAATTGTTCTATCAAGTGCTTTATTATTTGAAACAGAGTGCTTGAGATATTCCAAGGAGTTCTTCCCTCCCTTATTATCAATCGGGTTTCCCTTATCATCTATTGGCATATATAATTTTTTGAAACCAGGCTCCAATGCGGCCAGAGGGCCCTCGGAAAATATTTCTGCAACATATTTATTGTCTTTAGCATCAAGTCCTGTCATTCCTAAATTTGGTTTTGATGATGTAGAAAGTGTCTTTGTTTTTCCTTCTTCACCTACTTCTGCCTTTAAAAATACACCGATATCCTCAAAATATTTTGCTATATTCCGTGCAACCAGGCCGGAGCCTATGAGTTTCTTACTATCGTGATGTAATTCACCAACAAGATCAACATTCAATACTCCAGTTGCTCCTATACGCAATCCAAAATCATTCTTGATTTTTTCTGCTTTAGCTTTCTTTTCTGATGGCTTCGCTTTGTCAAGATTTATAAGTTGCTGTAAAAGATCGTCATATATTTGTTTTATTTCTTTACCTTTCACATGCATTTTGAGAAGTTTATTGGTTTTGATCTTGTCGCTGATATAAGATACATTAGACTTCATATCAGAAGTAGGAACTTCCTTTTCTTTGGTGGGCTTCTTCTCTGGCTTTTCTGGTTTTTTCTCTTTCTCTTTTGTGGGCTTCTTTTCAATAATATTTTTCCAATGATTATGAACATCAGCAACCCAAGAAGGAACAATTCCACCATATTTTTTAACAATGGAGTTGAGAAATTCCTTGGCGGCTTCTGGTTTCATTGCATCAACTACATCATGAAGCCTTGAAGATTTCCTATCATCGGGAATATTGGATGCTTCGATTTTATCAAATGCGGGAATTTTTATACTATCATCTTTTTTGATAGGCTCCGTAGTACCTTTTGCTTCTTCATCCTTTTCGTGAGCAATTGGTTTGGAGGCTTTGTCTTTAAGCTTGATGATATTATCTTTTACTGCCTGAGCATATACACCTTCTGGAGATCTCTGTATTACATAATTCTGTTCGCCTGGTGACCAGCTATTCCATTTTTTAATTTGTTCTGGTTTTATCTTATTTTTAGGCCTTTCCTCGGATTTTGGTTCCGGTTTTATTACACTTTTTTGTTTGGGAACAAGTTTCTTTGCCTCAAAAATTTGATCCAGAAATTCTTCATTTACTTGATGGAAAAAATTTCTAAGTTTCATCAATTTATTTTATCTCCTCCACGGGAACTCCTTCTTCTGGCGCTGGTGAGCCAGCGCCCGTTTCTCCAGCACCAAATTCCTTTTCACCACCAAGCTCTTCACTACCCATTTCTCCTTCCATACCCGGCTCCGGTGGTGGTTGGAATAGTTTATCCTTGTCTTTCAGACATCTTATATTTTCTTCTATTTCCTCATCCGTCCATCCAAGATATTTCTTCATCAAGAAGTATTTAGAAAATTCCTGATTTCCAGCAAGAGCATTGTAGTTTGAATGGCGAACTTCAACAAATCCCTGTTCCAGAGATTCTTTGTAATGTGACGGTGGAACCATATTGATAGTCAACATATCTTTCTCAATACCATACTGTTTCTTCAATCCTCTGAATGCAAGATGCATTAAGAACAAGTCCTTGAATTCATCACAGAACCTTTTCTGATGCTTCTCAAGAAATTTTGCCCATTTGACTTCATCACGGGAAATTTCACCAGTATGGGAACCACCAACAACAATCTCGGCTTCCCTCTTTTCCTGCCCAGCTGTAACACGAGAAGCGGGATATTTTAATGCTCTATAAAGTTTTCGTGCAAAATAGTAAATGTCATCCAGTTCGGAGAAGCCCGCGGGGTTACCACCTACGGTTTCAATGGATGACCCTCTTCCATCAGCAGATTGTGGAAGGAAGAAGTTTTCAAGAATGGAAAGAACTTCCGGTTCCTGTGATAGCTGTCCTGTTTGTGGATCATAGGTTTGGCGCTTGATAAATTTTGTCTTAATTTTCTCGACAAATTTCATCGCCTTGTCTTTTGGCATATTACCCGTATCAATCTTGAACACAAACCTTTCAGGTGCACGAATGATACGATAAATGATGACAGATGTTTCAAGAAGCTTCAACTGATTGTAAGGAACTCTGGCCTTCTCAAGATACCCGTAAACTTCACCTTTTGTTCGTCCATAAATTCCATAGTTAATATACCCAATCTGTTCTGGATTAAACACAACAACCTTCGGATCTTTTTCCGCTTCTTCCCTGTTTATTGGTCTTTTTGTATTGGGAGCAAGATACTGGTAATAATAAAGAATCTGTCCTGTCATCGGATCATAGACATAATCCATTGTTTCCGATGGAAGTTTCTTGATTGCTTGGATGCCTTGTGATGGTGCCTTGGTATTGATTATTCTTTCATAATAAACCCTGCCGTCAATATAGTAGGTTCTCATAAGGTCATCAATAATCCTGTCTATTTCAATTCTCCTGTAAAAGAGGTCATCAAATTCCTTGTAAAGATTCTTGATAACATTCTTGTTTTCAGATAGTTTATTGTCTGTTATGATCAAACTGAAAACTCTGTTATTATTATCTGTTAGGGTCGATTCATTGACAGCATCCTCAATAACATCACCAATTTCTGGATATTCCGCCATCTTTCTGTATTCGATGATTTTTGCAACTTCTGTCTCAAAGACCTTGTTGATATACCTGTTATAGAAGGTATTCAGATTTCCATAACCAAGAGAACCATAGCCGGAAATGAGCATATAGTCCTCAACACCTTCTCCTTTTGTTGCCTCCACTTCTGACTTCATGGGAATATCACCCTTTCCCACGAATACCTTCATAGATTCATCTAATCTTACATCTTCATCCTTCTTACCTCGCAAAAAATCATACCAAGCCATATTATTCCTCTATCTGAGCTTTCTCTTCTTCCTGTTTTTTCAATTCAATAACTCTCAATTGCCTCTGCCTTTCCTCGACAAATTTCGTCAAATCAATACCGATATTCTTTCCAATTACATGCGCCACAACTTCCGTCCAAATAGTCTCATTTCTTAACTGCTCCTGCGCTTGCTGAAGTGCTACTGTGCGATTATGCAACTCCTGTATCATCAACAAAGTTCTCTTTGGAATACAATCGCTTACAATTTTGACACCCTGATCGCTATCCAACGGATTTGGCGTAAAAATATTCTCTACAAAATTGGGGCATTTTCTTATATCCCCAAATAATTCATACAACCCACAAATAACCTTTCCTGATACTGGGTCAATTGGTTCACAAGTTCCTTTCAT